ATGTACAGGACCTTCAACCGGGACGCAACTCTGAAATGCACCAACAAGCGGCAAAGATCGTGAAAAAGTTCGGCGGGCCGCGACGCCTCGCCAAGCTGGCAGATATGGAACCGTCCCGGGTCTACAAGTGGACCTACCCCAAAGGGAAAGGCGGGACGGGTGGAATTGTGCCGTCGTCCTGCGTCGAAGCCGTCCAAGCAGCGGCCAAGCGCGGCGGGATCGTGCTTACCGACGAGGACTGGGCGCCTTGATCCTCGGCGTTGACCCTGGACTCAACGGCGCTTTGGCATTTCTGGACGTTACGGCCGGGTCCTTAACCATACACGACATGCCGACGATCGAGGCTGGCGTGCGATCCAAGCGTGTCGTCGATGAAGCGGCCCTTGCCCGCCTGATCGACCCGGCCGCCGCGAACGCCGCCTTTATCGAGAAGGTGGGCGCCATGCCGGGGAACGGTGCCGTCTCGATGTTCGGGTTTGGCGTGTCCTACGGCCTGGTCCGCGGCGTCGTCGCCGCCAATTTCATCCCCGTCACTCTGGTCCCGCCGCAGACTTGGAAATCCAAGCTCGGTGTGCCCGCGTCGAAAGAAGGCGCGCGGGCCCGGGCTTCCCAGCTTCTCCCCGCCTTCTCCAACCTGTGGCCCCTCGCCAAGCACGACGGTCGTGCCGAGGCCGCCCTGATCGCCTACTACGGAGCCGTCCATGCGAGCTGTTGAGATTCTGACCACCGCCGCCGATCTCGTCGGGGGCGATCGCGCCAAGACCCACGGGGACAAGTACGGGAACCATTCGAAGATCGCGTCCCTGTGGAACGCCTATCTCTACAACCGCGCCAGCCACGCGGCCGATCTCGACCCCACGGATGTCGCCAACATGATGATCCTGCTGAAAGTCGCGCGCACTCAGTCGGGCGGCACGCACAACGACGACAACTACATCGACGCCGCCGGGTACGCTGGCGTGGCGGGCGAGTGCGCCAAGGTCGATCGCGTTTGACCCTGAAACTGGCGCATAACCGCTGCAACGCCTGCGGTCACGAGTGGTCCGATTATCCCGGCATGTTTGCTCAGGTGCGACCAAATGGACGAGAAGCCCAATGCCCGAAGTGCCGGTCGAACTACTGGACTTGGCTCAACTACGAAACGGACTTCGCGAAGTCTTGACGACGAACTCCACGACCGGCAGATCGAGGCCGGCGTGAACGAGGCGGTCGGGTTCTTCCGAGACATCTTGCGCCACAACATCGAAACCCAGGTTCGGTCGATCAGCAAAGATGGACTCCGCATCCTCGTCACCCGCATCATCTCGGCGTACGAAGTCGAAGGGTCGATCCTCCGCAAGCAATACGGATCAACCCTCCTCGACGGCGACGGCACGCTCGGCGCCTAGCCTCTATATCCGCGTCGAGCGGTTAAAGCGCGTCCCCGATTTCGCCTACGAGTTCCAGCGGAACCTGACGACCTACGAGAACACGCACCACGCTCGCAAGTTTCGCAAGAAGCTGGAAGCCGGCGAGTTCGGGATCCCTGACACGGACGGGGAGTTCCATAAATGGAACTCGTTTGCGAAGATCGAGGCGTTTATCGAATACGTCCGCAACGGGCTGTACCGCGGCAAGATTTACAAGCCGCTCTGCGTGATGTCGCGGCACAAGACCCTCAAATGGGCTCAGTTCGCGTTGGAGCAGTACCAGCCGAAATGCTTCTTTGGCGGCGTCGAGGCCCACAAGTTCAAGCGCCAGGTCGGCTACTACAACGATCGGCCGAAGGTCGCCTTGGCCCTGCTGCACGTCACGACCATGCTCTCGGCCAATGCGGCGCTCTGCAAATTCAAGAAAACTCGGCACCTGTATTTCTTCGACTTTCCGTTTAGCGTCGCGATGGTCAAGGGAATGATCGACCAAGTGCTGGTGTACACGCATCAGCCTAAACTGGAAGTCGTGCTGTTTTGCATGGAGAACTCGCTTGACGAAGTGGCTTGCAAACTCTTGGAGCGCAAGCTGATCGAAGCGTATTCCCATCGCTAAACTTTGCTGTTGCGATTTCCGAAACATGGTGTATAAGGGCTTTCACAGTTAACCGGAGGACAGAATGATCGAAGTGAAGCTGACGTTCGCGACGGAGCAGGAAATGCTCATGTACTTCCAAGCGCGCGATAACGAGGCGCTCCGCAAACAGGCCGACAAGTTCGTCGAGGGGTTGGCGTCGATCGCCCCCGCCGTCGCCGAGGCTCTCGACGGCCCGGAGATTGCGGCCCCCGCGAAACGTCGTGGCCGCCCGCCCAAGCAGCCTGAGGTGAAGGTCGTCCACACGAAGGAGGGCGAAGTCACCGAGATCAAGAACCCGGCCGTCGGCCCCCTCGATGTCGAGAAGGGCGATCCGCTGCCGACCGAGGTGTTCGGCCCCGCGCCCGACAACGCCGAGCGTATCCCGCCCGAGGTCAAAAAGTCGTACTCGCGCGACGAGGTGCAGGAGCTGATGAAGAAGTTCTCGGCCGCGTTTGGCATCGACGCGCTGCGCCAGAAGCTGATCGAGGCGACCGGCTTCGCGCGGCTCTCGGAAATCCCGACGGACAAGTACGTCGATCTGGCGTCGGCTCTCGTGAACCAGATCGAAGGCTCCAAGCGGGTGGTGGCGCAGTGACCGCACACGCCCGCCTGTCGCCGTCGGCATCCAAGATTTGGATGTCGTGCCCCGGACAACCGAGGTTGTCAGAAGGCGTCGAGAACCGCTCGTCGTCCTACGCCGAAGAAGGCACGGCGGCCCACGAGGTCGGCGCCGCTGCGTTCGTCCAGAAGCAGGATGCCGCCGAGTACGTGGGTCGCCGCACCTCGAATGGCTGGGTTGTCACGGCCGAGATGGCCGAGGCCGTCCAAGTCTACCTCGACGCCATCCGGGCCGAGGTCCAAGACGGCGACGATACCGACATCGAACAGCGCCTCAAGTACAGCGACGATCTGTGGGGCACGGCCGACTTCGTGCGCTACCGGCCCTCGACGGGCGAGCTCTTGGTCGCCGACTACAAGCACGGCGCCGGCGTCCCCGTCGAGGTCGAGAACAATCCGCAGGCGCTGATTTACGGGCTGATGAAGGCGAAGCACCTGGCGAACCGCGGCATCTCGACGGTCACGCTGATGATCGTCCAGCCCCGGTGCCAGCATCACGACGGCCCGATCCGCCGCTGGTCCTTCGATGGCGTCGAGTTGCTGGACTTCGAGGACAAGGTTCTCGACGCGATCGCCGCCACGAAGAAGGCCGACGCGCCGTTGAACCCTGGCGACCACTGCCGCTGGTGCCCGGCGAAAGCCATCTGCCCGGCCCTCAAGGCGCAGGCGCTGGAGACGGCCAAGCAGGACTTCGCCCCCGGCATCGCCTACGACCCGAAGGAACTGGCGGCGGCTCTCGACCGGATCCCGTTGCTGGAGTCCTGGATCAAGGCCACGCGCGAGTTCGCGTACGAGGAAGCCGTCGCCGGCCGCACGCCTGCGGGCTTCAAGCTCGTCGAGAAACGGGCCACACGCAAATGGCGCGACGAGGCCCAAGCGGCGGAAGCCTTGGAACTGGTTCTCAAGGCCGACGAAATCTACGAGCCGCGGTCCCTGCTCTCGCCCGCGAAGATCGAGAAGCTGCTGGGTAAGCGGGGCAAGGACCAGATTTCCGGGCTGACGATCGCCGAGTCCAGCGGTCTGACGCTCGTTCACGAATCCGACAAGCGCCCGGCGGCCACGCCGCGCGCGAGCGGAGCGGAGGACTTCGGCGCCGCGTGAAGGTTCACAGAAGGTCGAAGGTGACAGAAGGAAAAGGTGACGTATGGCGAAAGGTAAGAATGGGTTCGGGCCGAAGGTCGTGACGCCCAAGTTCCGTGGGGCGTTCGTGCGCTTCTTCGAGCCCGAGACGGGAAACCGGGAGGACGGCTCGCCCTACAAGCGTTGGGGCTGCACGGCCATCTTCGAGAAGGGCGCCGATCTGACCGCCCTCAAGGACGCCGCGATGGCGGCGGCGAAGGAGCTCTGGGGCGACAAGGCCGCGCAGATGCTCAAGCACCCGAAGTTCAAGTCGCCGTTCAAGGACGGCGGCACGATGGTCAACAAGGAAGGCACGCTCTACGCCGGCTTCGAGGAAGGCCAGACGACGGTGAAGCTGGCGACCGAGCAGCAGGCGCCCGACGTGGTGAACGGTGCGCGCGAAGCGATCATCGACGCCAGCGAGTGCTACTCCGGGGCCTACTACCGGGCGTCCGTGGTGCCGATGGCGTACGAGCACCCGAAGGGCGGGCTCGGCATCTCGTTCAAGCTCCAGAACGTCCAGAAGCTGGGCGACGGCGAACGCCTCGGCGGCGGCCAGCGGGCCGAAGCCAAGGACGAGTTCGACGCCGTGACCTCGGCGGAAGGGGCGTCGGCCAAGAGCGCCGACGACGTGTGGGCGTGAGCGAGCCGGGCCACAACAGCCACGACCCTAAGCTCAAGGCTTTCGTCGAACGGATCGAACGGTTGAACGCCGAGGCGCACTCGCTTCGGTTGGACATCCGTGAAATCTACGCCGAAGCCAAGGGCGCGGGATACGAGCCGAAGATCATTCGCAAGGTGGTCGCCCTGCGAATGAAGGACAAAGAGAAGCTGTCCGAGGAAAACCAGAAGCTGGCGGCTTACGCTGCGGCGGTCGGCCTCGATCCTTTTTCTTGAGTCCTGCGTTTCGATTTCGACAACGGTGTGGTGGGGGCCGCAACGCCCCCGCCACTCTCGATCCAGGGAGAGAAGAATGAAGTCCAAGATCCATGTCATCGGCGGGCGCGTCGAGTTCAACGGATTCCGCGTCGCCAATCTCGTCGCCAATCTGCCGGCCAGCATCCGGGCCGACTTCGTGAAGTATGTCGAGAACGTCGAGCACGATGCGTACAGCCGTGGCCGCAAGGACGGCTACGAGGAAGGCTTCAAGGAAGGCCAGGACTGCGTGGACGCCGACTACGTTGCGAGGCTCCGCTGATGTGGACGCAGACCTACACGGGCAAGCGGTTCGACCCGCTCAATCCCGACCCCGCGCTCATCTGCATCGAGGACATCTCGTGGGCGCTGTCCAACATCTGCCGGTTCGGCGGTCACTCGTCGCGGTTCTATTCCGTGGCCCAGCACAGCTTCCATCTCGCGTACTACGCGAACACGGTTCTCAAGGACCGATCGCTGGCGCTGGCGTGCCTGCTTCACGATGCCTCCGAAGCGTATCTCGGCGACGTGCCGCGGCCGATCAAGTACCGCCCCGAGTTCGCGTTCTACCGCGAGGCGGAGGCGAAGCTGGAAGCCATGATCTTCCACAAGTTCGGGGTCAACGAGTACGTGGGTCATCCCGAGGTGAAGCATCTCGACAACGCGATCTTGGCGGACGAGGCGCGGGAGCTCATGGGCGATCCGGGGTCCGAGTGGGGGTTGACGGAAAGCGGCTTGAAGATCGCGCTGTCGGAGGATTGGCGGCCGGGAGTCTGGAACGACAACTTCCAATACATGTTTCGGGCACTGACGGCATGACCGCGTACTACAACGAGTTCGACCCGTACGCGGCTGCGTGGTTGCGAAATCTCATACAAGCCGGGCTTATCGCACCGGGCGACGTGGATGAACGGAGCATTGTCGATGTCCGACCTGACGACCTCAGAGGCTACACCCAAGTCCACTTCTTCGCCGGCATCGGCGGATGGAGCCTCGCAGCCCGCCTCGCAGGGTATCCAGATGACCGAGAACTTTGGACCGGGAGCTGCCCGTGTCAGCCTTTCAGCGCAGCCGGAAAAAGGAAAGGAACCGCAGATGAACGACACCCCTGGCCCGAGTTCTTTCGCCTCATCTCCGCTTGCAGACCCCGCGTTGTCGTCGGGGAGCAAGTCGCCAGCAAAGACGGACTCGCGTGGCTCGACGGAGATGCGGACTTGCTCCGTATGCGCGACATCAAAACCCTCGACCGATTTTTACGCGAACTCGAAGGGCGTGCGGCGCAAGACCTGCGTTCCTTGCTACGCCGCGAAAGAGGCAGCGCGAAAGGCCCGCAAACCGAAGGCGGAACGTCAAGCATCGTGGGCCAAGTACCGCCGGGTGCGGCGGGCGCAGCTACTTTTGTCTGTGGCGAAGTACAGGGCGAAGGCGAAGAAGTTGGCGTTCGATTTGGATGCGGAGGACGTGGCACTTCTTCAAGCGACCATCGACGCGGGCTTTTGCCAGATGACGGGCCTACCGTTCGATTTGGACAAGGGCAAGACGTGGAACACGCCGTCTATAGACCGGATCGACCCGAAGGCGGGCTACGTAAAGGGGAACGTGCGCGTGATTTTGTACGCCTTGAACGTGATGATGAACACCTGGGGCGAAGCGAAGGTGCTCGAAGTGGCGCGGGCCTTGAGTGGGCAAAGAGCCGAGGTGTCGAAGGCGTTTCAAGCGCGAATGGACGCTGCCTTGAAACGCCGACTGAGCCGATTCACCTCGTTGGAGTACGCCCTGACCTGGAAGGAGCGGGTTACACCGTCTGGGCGGGCGATTACTGCGCTGCGGGCGTCGGCGCACCGCACATCCGGCAACGGCTTTGGTGGCTGGCCGACGCCAATGGCGGGCACGCCGGCGCAGAACGGCAACAACCCGGCGGGCAACACGGACTCCAGCCGCAAGACGGTGGCGCTGGTGCAGGGGTGGGCCACGCCAGCAACACGCGATTGGAAGGGGGCGACACACGAACGCTGGGGGACGAACGCTCGGCCGCTGAACGAGCAGGCGCGGTACTTGATGGTGGGCTGGCCGACGCCGACCAGCAACAACTCGACGGGAGCGGGAACGCAGGGCCGGGAGGGCGGCGAGAATTTGCAGACGACGGCTGCGTTGGCTTCTGGTCCGACTACGAACTCATCCCCTGCCGCGACGGAACAGCGCGGCGCACTAAACCCGGCATTTTCCCTCTGGCTCATGGGGTACCCGGCCGAGTGGGAAAGCTGCGCGCCGCAGGTAACGCGATCGTCCCGCAAGTCGCGGCCGAAATCCTCCGCGCCTACCTTGAAGGGAGTGAATCCCTTTGACTGAACTTCACATCGACTTCGAGACGCGCTCGGCCGTGGATCTCACGAAGGCCGGCGTCCACGCCTACGCCGACGATCCGAGCACCGACGTTTGGTGCATGGCGTATTCGTGGGGCGAAGGCCCGGTCCAGATTTGGACTCCCGGCGGCCCCGCCCCCGCGATCTCGGCCGACGCGATCATCTACGCCCACAACGCCGCGTTCGAGCTCGCGATCTGGAACCGGCTCATGGTCCCCCGGTACGGCTGGCCCCCGCTGGATCCCAGCAGGGTCCGCTGCACCATGGCGATGGCGATGGCTATGTCCCTTCCGGCCTCGCTCGACCAAGCCGCAGCGGCCGTCGGGCTCGACATCGGCAAGGACATGGAGGGCCGCAGGCTCATGCTCCAGATGTCGCGACCGCGGGCCGTCAAGGACGATGGCACGCTGGTCTGGTGGGACGACGAGGCCAGGCGCCAGCGGCTCTACGACTATTGCAAGCAGGACGTTGAGGTCGAGCGCCAGCTTACCAAGCGGCTGCTGCCGTTGACCCCGGCCGAGCAGGAATTGTGGGTGCTCGACATGCGGATCAACGATCGCGGCGTTGCGATCGACACGCGCACGGTCAAGCGCATGATCTCGGCGGCCGACCGGGAGCAAGCGCGGCTCGATCGCCGGATGGCGAAGGTGACGGAGGGGCGGGTCACGGCCTGCACCCAAGTCGCCAAGCTGGAGGAATGGGTTTCGGGGCAAGGCATACCCGTCGATGGTCTAGCGAAGGCGGACGTAACCGCGTTGCTCGATCGCGATGATCTCCCGCCGGCGGTTCGCGAGGCGCTGGTTCTGCGGCGCGAGGGCAGCAAGTCCTCGGTGAAGAAGCTCGTGGCGATGCGGGATGCTGTCTGCACCGACGGTCGGGCTCGTGGGCTGCTGCAATACCACGCCGCCAGCACGGGGCGATGGGGCGGCAGGCGCGTGCAACCTCAAAATCTTCCGCGGCCTTCGCTCGCGCACGAGCAGATCGAGGAAGTCGTGTCGCTGTTCGGTGGTGGGCTGTGAAGGGCTCGAACCTTCGACCCGCAGATTAAGAGTCCGCTGCTCTACCAACTGAGCTAACAGCCCCACCGTGCGACCTCTGTGCGACCTGATTACAACGGCAGCTTCGCAACCCGTTGAACCAGTTACACATTTCCCCCAGGACTACCTCATTAAGAGTTAGTTTTCCTAGTGTATAGGTGGGTGCCTGTGTGTCGATAAGTGTTGACGCCGCCTAGATATTGCTTTATTAGCAACATGTTTTTTCGGCTCAACGCTGCGACACAGGTGCGACCCAATGATCCCTCTTACCCTCCCCAACATCAAGGCGGCCACCCCGGGCCAGACCCTGCGCTGCGAGAAGGTCCGCGGGCTCCAGCTTCGCGTCGGCCCCGAGGCCCGCACGTTCTACCTGTACTACCGGACGAAAGGCGGCCGGGAGCGCCGGCCGAAGGTGGGCCACTGGCCGACGGTATCCCTCGAATCCGCGCGCGAGATCGCCCAAGCCTGGCTTCGCGATGTCGCCGGGGGTGGCGATCCCGTGGCCTCGTGGATGGCCGACCGAGACGCCCCGACGATCGAGGACCTGGCGAAGAAGTACATGGAGCGCCACGCCGCCCGGAAGAAAACGGGGGCCGAGGACCAGCGAATCATCGACCGCTACATCCTCCCCGAGCTCGGCCGGAAGAAGAAGGTCAAGGACGTAGACCGTTCGGACATCGACCGGATGCACTCGCGGCACGAGGACACGCCGTACATGGCGAACCGGATCGTGGCCTTGTGCTCGAAGATGTTCGCGCTGGCCGAGGTCTGGAACATGCGCCCGGCCCACAGCAACCCGGTCTACCGGATCCAGCGGTTCAAGGAAGCCAAGCGCCGGCGCTACATGCGGCCCGACGAGGCCAAGGCTGTCATGGACGCCCTGCACCGCTACCGCTTGCGCCACCCCCACTCGGCGGCGTTTTTGACCTTGTTGCTGTTCACCGGGGCCCGGCCTTCCGAGATCGCCGCGGCCCGCTGGGAACACCTCAAGGGGAACCGGATCGAACTGGACGTTCACAAGACGGACCAGGGCGGCCAGCCGCGCGTGATCTATCTGCCGCCCCAAGCCGTCGAGGTCATCGACGCCCTGCCTCGCACGGGCGGGACGATCGTGGGGATTCAGTCCGCCCGGCATCTGTGGCGCCTTATTTGCAAAGAGACGGGATTGACCGATTTGCGGATTTACGATCTCCGCCACTCGTTCGCCTCCGCGGCTTTGCAGTCCGATATGACGCTGGGCCAGATCGGGGAGCTCTTGGGCCACAAGTCCACGCAGACGACGGCCCGCTACGCACACCTCATGGAAGAACGAGGCGTCGAGCAGGCCACTCGCGCTGCGGATTTCTTGGAGCGGTTGGCCGCTGCGGCTACGCCACGTTCTGAGTGATCGTGTCCGTGCGGTCGGGGTACAGGGACCGCGGCAACTGGAAGTGCGGCCCGTCCCTGAACCTCGGCCAATCGGCCCCGGCCTCGATCGGCACCGGGGGCGTGAGCGACTTGGCCGCCCGCTTGACCAGTTCCGCGAGGCGTTCGTACAGCGGCCAGTCCCAGCGCACCTCGCCATCGACCCGCACCGCCAGATCGACGGCGTGGCCGGTGAGGTGCCGGCTTCGGAGCGTCTGCGACGCCCCGGCCCTCAGGAGCTGGGCCTGACGCTCGGGGGTACGCAAGCCTTCCGTGACGATAAAGTCGATTTCGCCCAGCGCCCGGGCGTGCTCGATCACGCGGACGAGATCGGGATGCACGCCCTGGAGCCGGATGTAGCAGCGGTCGGTGAGCCGGTTCATCGCGCGGTCCCCATCTTCTTGTCGGCCGAGCGCAGAGCGCCGAGGCCCAGCATTGCGAACACCAACTCCCACAGCATGTCGTCGAGGCCGGGCATCGGCGGGACGTGGCCGCCGAACACGTTCACCAGCCACGGCAAGATCGGCCGCACGATGAACTGGTACGCCAGCGCGGCGCCGCAGACCCAGCCGATGAACGGACGCCAGCCGCCCTTGAAGATGCCGCTGCTTGCCGCCTCGACCTTGTTCAGTTCGACTTGGGCCAAGGCGCCTTGGTTCGCGGCGTCCATCAGTTTGACTTGCATCTCCAGCTTGGCTTTGTCGGCGGCGGCCTTGTCGGGGATCACCCGGTCCAAGACTTCGCCGACCATCGGCAGCAGGGCGGTGATGAGAGGTAGCATCAGCGTCTCCGTTTACGCTTGGGTTTGACTTTGTAGGCTTCCGGGTCCACGCAGAATCCCAGTGGCCCGTAGTGCTTCTGGAACGGGCGGCCCTTTGGGTCGGCGTGACGCAGATCGACGATGGAGCCCTGCATCATTTCGCCCGTGTGGGCGGGGGCCTCGCACCAGTCGGGGTCGTCGTAGACGAGGGGTCTAGAGGGCATAGACCTTGCCCCGGAACTCGTACTCGTCTTGGGCGCGGACATGGACGAGCTCGGGCCAGAGAAGTTCCTGCTTGTGGAACGTGAGGACTGCGAAGCCGCTGCGCCACGAGCGGGCGTTATCCTCCATGTACCCCTCGAACTGCGGGCCGTAGGGATCGGCCAGCGTGCCGGTGTCCACACCGAACCGCGTCCCGTTGTAGTCGGCGAACGGCGTCACCTTGAGCGCGTGCAAATGGCCCGTGACGATGTTTTTGCCGCTGTTGACCGCGTTGTTGTGGGTCGCGTGGACGCCGCCCTTGAAGCGATGTTTGACCACGGTGTTGTCGCCGAACCAGACCGACCAGCACGGCCGCCATTTGGGGAAGAAGTCCTTGAGGTGGGTGCCGTGGATCTTCGCGTACTCAGGGGCCACGGTTGCCAAGCGCGTCTCGAACCGGCCGTCATGGTTCCCGAGCGTCCAAATCAGCTTCGCGTTCTTGGCCTCTCGTTCGATCTCGTTGAGGCGTTCCTGACATGCTTCGATTTCCCCAACGACCGAGGGACGGTTTTCCCATCCGATAGGCGGGTGCCGGCTGATCGAAGCGCCGTCGAACACGTCGCCGTTGGCGACGATCGCCGTGGGCTGGAGTTCGCGGATCATCTTGAGCAACGCTTTGTGGGCCGTCGAGACGATGTTCGGCCAGTAGTGGGCGTCGCTGAAAACGATGACCGTGCCCTTCGGTTCGTAGAGAACCTTGTGGGGGTGGGCAATCCCGACACGGGTTCGGTGGGTGGCGCTCGGCGTATCGGCGGGCGCCACAAGTTGCCGCCGTAGTTTTTTCTCTATCCGCACCCGGCGCCCGTAAATTCCCCGTACTTTCAGGCCGACTTTTTCGGCCAATGCCGCCGGGCCGATTGTCTCGAACAGGCGGACAAAATCGCCGTCACTGAGTTTGGCTTGCGCCATTAGACACCGTGCTTGGAGATGAAGTACGCGATGATGGCGAACAGGCCCAGGATCAGGGCGCAGCCTGTCCCGATGAACCAGCCGCGCAACTGCTCGACGCCGGCGCCGATCCGTTCCATCGCCGTTTCGATGTTTTGGTAGCGAACGTCGCAGACTTGGACATGAGCCCTGAGTTCCGCCAACGCGCTTTGTCCTTCCTCGCTCATGCTCCACGTTCCGTTCTGCGAAGGGCCGGGCCGTGGACCGCGAGGCACCACATCCCGGGCAGTTGTTGAACCACGATCAGCCAGTTGCCCGATTCCATCCGGTAGATGCGAAACTCCAAGCCGCCGGCGTCGATGCCTTCATCCGTTAGTAGATACCCAGACTTGCGAAGCTCCGGGTCCACCACCTCGGCGGGGAGGCATTGAGCGTTCGCCATCCCCATGAGCACCAGCAACGCGACGAAGGCATAGGCGAACTGGCGCAGCATGATTTCCTCCTATGGAATTTGAGCCGCAGCAACGAACAGCGCGTCGAGTTCCGCCTCGGTCAGCCCGATGCCGCCCGCCATCGCGGCAATCAGCGGGTCGTCGCGCCGGATTTCCAAGGCGTATTCCCAGGTGATCTTGATGGCCGGGTCGGCGGCAGCGATGACCGCTTCCACCTCGGTCAACTTGCCAGCGGCCAGCAACGCAAGCCGGGCTTGGCGCGGCGTCACGACGGTCGGGATCGTCGGCGGCGCTGGCGTTTCCGGCGGCGTCGGTTCCGGCAGTTCGACCAGCCCCCACGCTTCACGCGCCTCGGGCGTCATCTGGCGCAGCCATTCAGCTGGGTAGTTGAACCCGTCGCGGCTGAAAGCCTGGTCGATGCGGACGGTCTGGCCGTCAGGGAATTGGAAGATCATGGGCGTGCCTCCCTAGCGGGCGTTGGCGAACTTGAAGGGGTTTTCGGCGAAGGCGGCGAAGATGTAGGTCTGGCCGCTGGTGTTGTAGGTCACGTTAGTATTGCGGACCTTGAACCCGTTGGCGGTGTAGTCGAAGTCGTAAACCCCGCCTTCTGCGTTTGCGCTGTCCGCAAAGAGGGGGAGGCTGACGATGTTCGACGGGTTTCGCGCGGCATCACCAATGCCCCAAGCTCCTGCGGCGCTCACGTTCTTCACCATAACGAAGCGCGGCCTGAACCCGCACCACACGAACGGGCCGTCCGCGCTGCCGTTGCCGGTGTACGAGCCGAACAGCGAGAAGCCGGGGATCGAGGTCCAGAGATAGGCGACGTAGTTGATGCCGGACTGCGACAGGTCGGTGTTGACCGAGAACACCGAACTCGTCGGCGCCGTGTTGTTCCAGGCCGACGACGCCGTGGCGGCGCCCGTGCCGTTCAAGAAAAGCCGGTTCGACTGCGGCGTGGCGATGCCACGGTGGTAAACGAACCAATCGGGGTTGGTCGCCGCGCCGCGCGCCTTCACGATCATCATGTGCGGCTGGGCGTTCAGCGCGTGCGTGGGCGTCTGCGCCGCGCCGGTTCCGGCATAGGCCGCAATATCGAACCCGTAGGCCGCGCCCTCTCGGGCCACCCAGTCCACGAAGTTCTGACCGGCCGCGTTCGTGGCGCCCGCGCCTCCCGCCAGCGTATAGCCGTCAGAGTTGAACGCCGTCAGACGCCCAACCGTGTCCTCGGCGTTCGTTAGGTTCGTCGCGAGATTAAGCGAAGTCCCGCGCACCCGGTCGGCGACGTTATGGTTGTCGGCGGTAGTGCGGCTTTTGGTCCACACGAAGTCGGGCGCGAAGCGAAGGCCCGTGACGGACACAGGCGAGGCGCTGCCCGCGCGCGTGACCACAGCAAAACCATCGTCCCCACGCGAGATCGTCGGGGTGCTTAGGTTGGCCGTGTTGAGCGCGACGAAGCCGGTCGGCGGCGTATGCGCGAACGCGCGCTGGCCGAAGTTAATATGCCCGACGTTTGACGAACCAGTTTGCAAAATCGCCCACAAGGGCGTCCCTGCGGCAACGGTGAATGTCGGGTTCAGATTGTTTGCGGGGTCGCCAGTCGTGGCGCCGCTGGAATTGAACCAGACGTTATCGTATCCAAGCCACACGCGGCCCAAATCAACATCGACGGCGATCTTGTAGTCGCGCGTCTCGTCAAGCGCCGCGCCGACGTTGAACACCTGGGCGCTGTTCGTCCAGTAGCCCCGGTTCCCCGCCGTCGATGGAACGTAGAACGCATAAGTGTCAGCCGAAAAGCCGGGGTCGTTATTGGCACCCACAGCGCTGGCGCGAGAGGAAAGACCAAAGCAGAATTGGCCGGTGGACGGTGCGCTCGCCATGCGCGCTTCGATATACCACTTCCCGCTGTCCATGCGGATCGTGCTGGCGGCGTAGCGATTGCCGCCGCTCGTGTAGGACAGGTTCGCGTTCGCCAGAACGGCGCTGCTGTCGGTGCGGTTGTTGGGGTCGAGCGTGGCGTAGCTATTCGTCGGGCTGTCCAACATCTGATCGAACGTCACGCCGCTCGTCACGCTGATGCCGCTGCTCGTCCAATTGTTGCCGTTGCCCGAGCGATCTTGGCTGATCGTCGTGGTCGAAGTGGCGTCGTTGAACGGCAGATAGAACCCGTTGGTGCCGTAGGTGCCGGTGTAGCGGATCGGCACCCACGAGTTTGTGGCCGGGTTAATCTGGCCGAACGAGGACGGCGTGAGGGCTTGGCCGTCGATGCTATGGAACTCAGCCATATAGCCGTCGTGATAGTAAGTCACGCCGCCGTCAAAGCCTGCACCTATGTAACCGGCTGTCCCACTTCGGTTCCAATCGAAATCGGTGTTTTGTGAGGGGTAAGTAGAAATCGC